AACACGCCGGTCATGACTCCGAAGCAGGTGTAAAGCATCAGTTCCTGAAATTCAGTCATGGTCGCACCTCCATTAAGCCAGGAAATCGTCATCCGCATCGGTTGCGAAGTCGGACTCGGCGCTTGCCTTACCACCCAGAGGTTCACCGGCACGGATGAGCTGCAGGTTGTTCAGACCGCAAGCGATACCCTTGTTGCCGTTGGAGTTGAAGGCATACAGGTTGATGCTTGCACGGCCATACACGCCGGAGTAGACCTCGGAGCGGGTCAGCACAGGATTGCGGTCAGCATCCACGATGCCGGGTGCGGTAGCGGAGTTGGCATTGATGAAGTAGGCGTTGGCGTAGGCAGGATCATCGGGTCTCTCGATATCGCCGTCGCGCAGAGGGGTCTTGATGGCAGCCAGAGGGGGTACGCTCTTGCTGTTGCCCTTCAACTTGGACTGACCCTCCTGGTAGGCAGCTTCGATTGCCGCCTTGATCTTTGCGACAGTCTTGGTGTCGGACTTGGGAATGATGAGACTGACACTGTACTTGGGAGTGCCGCCGTTAATGGACTTGGGTTCCCAGACATTGGCATAAGACCAACGGGTATCGGGACCGGTGATGACCTTCATAGGGTTGTTGACTCTGTTTGCGTTGTTAGACATATTAAAATTCCTCCATAAAATCGTTTTTGGCTGTGTTCATTGCCGGACGTTTGTCGCTCTCCGGCACGAGCGTCGGTTTGCCTTGCGGCTTTTCAATGTAGGGAGCGAGAAGTTCCTCAAAGCGAGATTTGCCGAGCAGCTTCTGCATGGCGGTGACGCCGAGGACTTTGCGCTCATACGGGTCGAAGCCCGCGTTCTCCACGGTGGCGGCAACAACGGCTTCACTGGTGTACTTGCGATTGGAACGGCCTTCGACCAGTTTCCACCCGGTCCATTCCTTTCCGCTGATAGCCTGCTGAAGGGCGTATTCCTTTACATCGGATGCCCAAGCAGTCAGCGCATCAACCTTGCCAAGGATGTCTGCGATCTCCTCATCATCGAGGAGCGCAGGGGTCTGGAAATCGTACCGAGCCAGTTCCAGGTTGGCGGCGGCGCGCTCTCTGCATTCGGCCTTTGCCTTACAGAAACGGCACCATTCACTGCAGTGGAAATCGCCCTGACCTTCATAGGCCAGTTTCGCTTTCTGGGTCAGATCGGTATCTGCCCATTCGAGCAAGTCAGCCTTTTCCATCTCGTACACGCTGACATTGGCTGGAAGATGGTCATGCGGACGGTGTCGATGTCGTAGATGTCATCGAAGATTTCCAGGGCACCCAGGGCATACAGCATCATCTGGGGATTTGCCACAGCGGAAACCTCGACTCCTTTGCCGTGCTTGTAATCGCAGATGTTCATCACGCCGTCAGCGATAACGATGCAGTCGGCAGTTCCGAATCCGTCCTGAACCCAACGGGAGAAGTTCACTCGCTGTTCAATCATGACCACAGGATCGGCGCAGGTCTGTTTTGCCGTTTCCAGGAGTTCCACAACATAGGCGGCATATCCGGCAGCGCAATCTTCCATCTCCTCGTTGTACCAGGAGAGGTTTTCGATGGGGTCTTCTGTGGGCATCCCCAGAGCCTGCTTCAGACGGAACTCGCAGAGGGTGTGGGCATCGGTGCCCTCGGCGGCATAGTCACTGCCTTTATCCTCGTAGTTCTCGCAGAGCCGAGCGGAAGGCGGACAGTTGAGCCACCGTTCGGAAGAGGATGCTGACAGAACAGCGTGTTTATTGGCCATTAGTCAGCACCTCCGCATCGGCAAGCAGTGCCTTGTAGTGGGCGGGGTCGATCTGGGACAGCTTGGCGGCACCATACTTCTGGAGCAGGGAGCGGATCTCTGCGGTATGACCCTGTCGGGACTTATCTGCGAGAACGGCTCTGACCTGTTCCAAAGTCAGTGCAGGTTCGGCGGGAGCAGTCGGTTCTGCATCTCCGGCACCGCTGAACATCTCTGCAAGCCAGTTGGCGGCATCGTTAATAGCGGCAGCAGCAGTGCGCAGTTCTTCGATGGTCGCAGCCATATCGCTCATTTTGCTCATCCTGTTTTCCTCCTTCCGTAGATTGACTTTGAATCAGCGCCAGCTTCATAGCCAGTCGCTTGGACACTACACTGATGGCCGTGAGAACATCGATGAGTTCCTGGTCAGTGCCGATGCCGCGTTTCTTCTGGGCCTCGTACATTCTGTTCACCTCCTTGGAAGGAGCGGTGTCATTTT